TCAGCTAAGCCCATGGCCAGTTCATAGGGTCGTGAGAGGCAGCCTCCCCGAACCGCGCCCACTGCTCCTCAGAAGGTGTGCAAAGGCGGCAGATGGCGACAAAAAGGGCGATACACCAGACAAACATGACGTGCTCCTTTCGTGGTCACATGGACCGTTGAGCGGTTGATAGGCTATTTAGCGTCGAGGAACTCTTGGACGATCTGCTTCCGAACCCGCTTGTTATCGCGAACATGGGTGAAGACGATCTCCGCGCCATCGTGGGTGGCATGGACGTAGTGGCCGAGATAGCCACCAACGCCGATCCACATGCCGGGGCTGTTGGGCTTGGCTTCCATGATGTCGGCCAGTCGGTCGAGCGCGTCGGCCTTGGCCTCAGCGTAGGTCATGGGGAGCTTGTAGCCGACGATGCTGTAGGTCATGCCAGATACTCCTTCAGGGCTTCCAGCGCGCGGCGCTTGGTCCAAAAGTCTCGCATATACTCGCGAGTGCCGAACTCCCCGACGATCTCGAAGAGGAGCCAGTCGTTGGCCTTGAAGGCTTCGATCTGGAAAACCCGGCCAGCGGCGGACACCTCGTAGATGCCCTTGTTGATGCGCGTGATCTTCACTGGAACTCTCCACGAGCACGAGCGGCGAGGGCGCGGCGGCGAGCGTTGCGGCGATTGGTCTTGGCCGCCTTGAGGGCTTCCTTGGCGTCCGCGATGAGGGTGTCGAAGCTGGCGATCAGTTTGTCGAGGTCGGTCATTGGTCGTTCTCCGTTGATGACCCCCTTCTAAGCCCCCTGTTTTCCCCTGTCAACACCTTTCTTGCGCCTAGGCGGGTCAGGAGGGAAAAAACATGCAGGGATCACCAAGATGAGGCCCACAGAGAACCAAGCGGCCACGATGATGGCGATGTCGAGCCATTCGATGCCGGTCATAGCACATGGCTCCTATTGCTGGTCCAGAGAAGACCTTTGAGCGGTGGCTTCACGGTTCCGCCGTGTCGGGCGATCATTCTTTACATGATCCGGGATGCAGATGCAGGACTGTATGAAGAGGATGATGGGGACACAGAACCATGCGAAGATCATGATGAGCGTGTCGAGGAATTGGGAGCCGGTCATAGCGCGTGCTTCCTGTAGTGCTCCTCACGCATGGCCAGATAGCTCTCCAGCGTGTCGTGGGCGTCGATGAGCTTACGGGCTGACTTCACCGCCGAGGGGACGGCAATAAGCGCCCATGCGTTGTCGGCGGTCTCCTTGGCACGTCTCCAGACGGAGGCGTCACGGCGGAGCGCTCCTTGGATGCCTTCTTCTCGTGCGTCGATCATGGTCCTCTCCTTACCACGGCATGGCGATCATCGCCGCCGTCCATGGGTCAACCTTGTAGGCCTCCTTGACCTCAGTATCAAGCTGATGCTGGATGCCGGGGTCGATGGCACAGGAGCCGAGGCCGGTCGAACCGGGTTCAGCCTCCTCGTAGATGTCGGCGCTCTCCTTATCGAGCATGAGGTCGACCTCCGAGGGCGAGACCCATACGATGGAGCATCCTCCAGCGCTGCGAACCATGAATTGGTCGCGCGTCCAGTCGATGCCGACGATGCGGCTGACCCAATTGGGCTGAGTGTTCCTAAGGTTCACGTCGACCATGTCGCCTACGGCGATGCCGTGGAGCTTGCGGGGTTCGGTCACAGGATGGCTCCAACGCTGACAGAGTTGACGATGGTAACGCGGCCCTTGAGTGGACCACATTGACGGGTGGCGAGTATTAATTTGCCGTCGCTAGACACAGTCTGAGCGCGGTAGGTGCCTGTCTTGCCGTAGAGGGTGGCGTTAAAGAGCGTGCCGGGTTTCATCTGGTGTCCTTCCTCGTTGATGACCCCCTTATGCCTGAGCACAAGAGGGCCGTCAACAGGAAAGTTAGGCCTTGGTGATCTTTTTCTTCGCCTTGGGCCGGAAGGCCTTGGCGGAGCTAAACATGGGCGTTGAAAGTGTCGACGATGTTGTCCAGCGCGCGGGTGTGCGTCACGCTGCATGTTGGGCGCTCGAAGATGTAGCGATCCTCCTCAGCATCCAGCATCGCCTTGAGGCCCACCAGAGGGCCAGCGTTCTCGCCTGTGGCCACCACGTCGGAACGGGCGATCTGCGAGCGGTAGAGCCTCCCAACACGGTCGAGACCGCTTGTGTCCACGTCCACCACCGTGAGCCGCTTCGCCGTCGCCTTCACGACGTGGCCGAGGTGGTAACGGTTGGAGAACCGCGAGGTGGACTTGTGGAGGACGTAGTCGCCCTCCTTGACCTTGCTTACGTCGAGCATCACGCGCGCTCCTTGAAGTAGGTGACGGTGAACGAGGGCCACACCTCTCGCGCGCGGATGCCGAGGTTGGTCAGCGTCTTGCCCGGATCATCGCCAGCGATGCCAGCGACGAGGGTGATGCTGCGGTGATGGCTCTTACCGTCGATGCCGACGATCTTGCCCCGAACGAAAAACTCTCTCATGTGCTGCTCCTATGCTGCGTGTGGATGGCGCTTAAGCAAGCGCGGATTGTAGAGGTCTTCCTCCTCTTCGATGTCGGCGTCGTCTTCGTCGTCGATGTCCTTCAGGATGCGACCATCGGTGTCGAGGAAGCCAGCGTCGATGAAGCGCTGCGCCTGTCGACCGTAGGCCCCTTGGAGACGCCATGCGTCACCGCTTTCGACCAAAGAGGAGAACAGGGCGAGGGTTCGAGAGGGGGAAAGCTCCCCCTGCTCAAACTCGACGAGTGCGTTGAAGTCGACCATGTTATTCCCCCTGCGGCGTGCTGTAGGTGACCGTGACGATCTCCGGCTTGCCGTCGACGATGATGCTCACCGCGATCTGACCGGCAGCTTGGCCAACGTCCTGAGCAATGTAGCGGAAGGCGCGCTCAGTCTTACCCTTGTAGAACATGCCTTGATCGGTCTCGTCGACGAAGACGTCATACTGGCGAACCGCTTCGCGATAGACCTTGCCTTCATGCTTCCACGCGCCTTGGCGCACAGAAGAGGTGACGCCGCCGAAGAGGTCGATCAGGGTTTCTTCCAGTCCGTCGTGGATGGAAGCAATAGGCTGGCCCTTGTTATCCGTCAGGGGCAGGATGATGCTTGCGAGGATCATAACGTGGTCTCCTTGTGCGCCTCAGCGCGTTGACCTTCTCCATATACGGGAGGGCGATTTAGGCGTCAACACCTTTTTTGAAGGAGCGTGAAATTATTTTGCCCCCGGTCTTGGTGTCCACTTTTGCCGCCAGCTTGACAGCCTCCTTGGCTCCAGCGCCGTGCAGCATTGCGCCGACCGCATACTCGCTGCCGGTGCCGATGGAGATTTGGTTGGTCTCAAACCTCGTGGCCTCGCCGTCGTCGAACATGAGGATGCTCTTGGGCGCACTCTCGTGGACCATGAGAAGCTGCGTCCCTTTCGACATGCGCCTGTTGGGGCGGTGCTCAGGGTCCGCTCCCTCCTTGATCCACTGCTCGATCATCTGGCAACTGGCGAGGCCTCCTGCGAAGCCGTATAGCCACCCGTTGACGTAGCCGATCTTGCGGACGTGGCCGACCCGCGCGGAGCCGTCAGTGATTAGACTGTCGCTCGCCATGATGCCGTCCTTGTAGGCGACTGTGGTCATTCGGTCAGCATCTCCAACCGCACACGGTAGCGCCGGGCGTGAGGATCACACGGGTCGTTGTCGTTCTCCTCAGTGACTGTCACATGGTTGGCCAGTTCGGCGGCCAGTGCGTGAACCATGCGGCGCTTCACTTCGCGCTCGTAGTCTTCAGCCTGAATGTGCTGCACCTCAAGCCCGCTCACGAGTGCCTGTGTCGTCAGCACACGGAGCTTTGAACCTTCGATGACGCGGCCCTTACCAGAGGCTAGAAGCTCGAAAGCCTTGCGGCTTAGCTTGATGCCCTCGAATGATTGTCCGCCTACGGCTGCCATTTCGGCCTCCGTGTTTTTGATGGTGTATGGTGGGATTAGGCCTGAATGGCTGAGAGGCGGCGGTGGCCAGTCTCCAGTCGGCATGTTACTTGTCCTTTCCGAATAGGTTGTCCCACAGGGCAACGCCGCTGAACGCCGACCCCATGCCGCCGAAGGCGAGCTTAGCGATGCTCTCCTCAGCGATGCCGGTGCCGGTGATCCACAACGCCATGCCAAACATGATCCAGCCCATGGCGTAGTAGAAGAGCATGACGAAGGTTGGCGTGCCGGGGTCGATCTTCTCGCCGCAGAAGCGGTCGATGCATTTCATCACGGGTTCTCCACGTAGTTGAGCGCGTAGTCCAGCGAGGTGAAGGCCCGGCGAAGCTGAAGGCGAGATACGCCGTTAGCCTCAGCGGTGTCCTTCAACGCCTCCTTGAAGGCGCGGATGGCGGATGGACTGACCTTGGCGGGTGTCGCCGTCGCGGTTGTTGCTTGGTCAGCCATGTCACCACACTCCAATGATCTTGGTCACGCCGAGGGCGATCAGGCCGAGGAGGATCACGACGGTGTCGACCACCTTCTGCTTCTCCTTGGCTTTCTTTGCCCCGTCGACGTAGGCCCTGCGTTGGGCCAACACGTCATCGCGATGGAGTTCTGTCATGTCGATCTCCCTTATGCCACCGCAAGGCGGTTGGCGACTTCAGGCCGGTTGGCCCATTCGATCAGTCGCTCGCGAAAGCGGTTGACCGTCTCACGATTGTCCGCCCCCATGATGGCGCGAACGAGGTTCATGCCCTCAAGCTCAAGGTGAGCGTTTTGGAGGAGGGCGACTGACTGTGCCATGGTGACTTGCATTAGAACAGGCTCCAGCCGAAGAGGTTGAGGATTGCCCAGTCGATGCCGAAGGTAGGCGCGGCGAAGACCAGCGTCGAAAGAAGGAAGACCATGAGGACTTCCGGGAGGTAGATGGTCTTGGCCACCCAGTCGGCAGGATCGCGCGGGTTCTTGGCGACCACGTCGGCCTTCCACACGTCGAGGTAAATCGCGCCGAGGAGGACGACGATCATGCCGAGGGCGGCGACCGGGGTGAGGGTGCCGGTCAGAAGACCGAGGCCCCCGAGGAGTTCGCCCGTGGCCACCACCGCCCACAGATTGCTCACACCGAGGCCGGAGAAGAGCTTCTGGAAGCGGGGGCGAACCACCGGGTCGAAGAGCTTGTGCGCGCCACAGGAGGCGAAGAAGAAGCCCATGCCGACACGGTTGATGAGGTCGAAGTAGTCCATCACGCGATCACCTTCAGTTCTTCGCGCTGGCCGATCTCAGGATCGAAGGCGAGGTCATAGAAGAGGTTCATCATGTTGGCCGCAAGCTGGCGACGGTCGTAGCCATTGCTGTCCGCCATGGCGACCGCAGCGTTGTAGATGGCCAGCATGGCGCAGCCGGGGCAGAGCGGGGTGTCCGCGTCGTGACGCTCAGCGGCCTTGTCGTAGGCGCGCATGTTGGCGTCGAGGATCAAGGCGAGGAGGCTCCCCATTGAAGCTCGCTTGCCGTCCTGAATGTGGACGAGGTCGACGTCGCCACCGTAGACGAGGCCGTTGGTGCCGTTACGGGTAATCTTCTTCATTGCTCGTTGGCCCTCCTTAGGCCTCTCTTGAAAACTGTTAGGCGGCGGAGGGGTCGAACCTCGCCCCACCTCACCCTGACAGGGGATCAGTGGTTTACCAGAGACCTTCCATACTCCGGGGCAGTCTGGCCTGTCAGCCTCTTGCCTTGCGGGTCTCTCGCCGCCCGTGGTGTTCTTCTACAGAGGCCTCAGAGGGCCGTCAAGCGCTTTCTTACTGGCCCGGCAAAATAATCTTGGGCTTGGGCGCGGTCTCGATCCTGTTCTCGTCGCCGTAGATAACGCGAAGGATTTCCAGATACACAGCCTCAGGCGTAGCATCGGCGTCATACTGGATCAGCGGGATCAGCGCCTTGTATCTCGGGTGGAGCACGAACTGCACCACCTCTTTCTCATCGAGATACAGACGAGCGGCTAGGCTGTAGCTGGTGACGCTCTCTCCGTTATCTGACACAAGCACGCCTCGCAGCGTGTGAACGAGCCAGACGTCGAGGTCGATCTGCGTCAGCATTGCGATGGCGTTGCCGTTCGCTACGGACTTGGGTTCGGTAGCTTCGCCACCGGCCTTGTTGAGGTCGTAGATGTCAGTCACTTACGCACTTTCAAATAATTGGGAAGATCGCGGGCAGCTTCACGCAAATCCTCCAGCGACTTGTTGTTCTGGATAACCACGTCGAAGCCGAAGTCGTTCAGCGCGCCTTCGCTCGCGTGAGCGCGGGCCGCGTTATCCTCCTTGGACGGACGAATGATGCACACACGCTCGCCAGCGACGTGGCCAGAGGAAGTCTCAAAGCCGGTGGCGACTGCGTGATACTCATTCGGGAAGCGCATGTCGTCGATCACCACGCTCTCTCCGTTGTTGAGGAAGTTCAGCACACGCTTTCGCGCGAGGTTGATCCAGAAGTCTTCGTGGACGGTGTCGCGACCCCACTCGGTGCCGAGCGTTTGCAACAGTCGTCGAGGCGTGGTGTTGAGGGGGAAGCCTAGGCTCGTCGACTTGCCCTCCTGTGTCGTGACGAGCGTCACCGCATCGTCATAGGAGTAGCCGACGTATTGCAGCAGGGTGATGACCATGTCCTTCAGCGGTTGAGCAAAGCTCACATGCTTGAAGCCGTGCTCTTTCATCAGCACGTTGGCCACCGTCGACTTTCCCATCTCCATCGCCGGGGAGTAGAGGGCGATTACGCGGGGGGTGTTACCACCAAGTCGGGCTTTGGTGTCCAAAGGATAGGCTCTTTCGTTTCGAGGTTGTAGTCTTCAGCGCGAAGGATGCGCGCCATGCGGGCTTGCAGGAGGGCGTCCTCTTCGGTGAGCTTGGCTTTCTTGAAGGCTTCGATCACAGCGTTCCACGGTGCGTGAGCGTTGGCCTTGAGCAGCGCTTCCGCTGTCTTGGGTCCAATGCCGGGGCAGCCCTTGTAGCCGTCTGTGATGTCTCCTGTCAGCGTCTGGAAGAGGTGCCAGTAGTCGGCCTCTCCTTCGCTATGATTGAACCATTCGCGACCACGGATGAAGCGACCGGGGATGGTCTTCATATCCTTGTCACCAGACATGATGACAGGGTGAGCGAACTCGCCGGAGGTTGAAAGGATGCCAAGCGTGTCGTCGGCCTCGCACTTCGGGAGGGAGCGCACTTCGTAGTCTTCGCGCACCCAGTTGAGAACGTGGTAGTAGCCGAGGGGCTTCCGCGAGCGCCCGCCCTTGTAGTCAGGGTTGAGATGCTTGCGGAAGTTGTCCACGTCGTTTACGCAGAAGATGAGGTCACCGTTCACCGTGTTGAGGGCTTGGGTGATGCTGTCTTCCACCGACTTCTTCGCCGCGCCGAGGTCTGAGGTGAGCGACCAGATGTCGTCACCCCAGTCCGTCTCGCGTTCGGCACCCACGCACGCTCGATACAGGATGATGTCCCCGTCGAGCAGAACTGTGGGTCGAGCCATTACTTCGCGGCCTTCGGCTTCTGCGCGGCAGCCAGCGCTTCTTCCGAGGAAGCCACCGGCACGGGCTTCGCAGCCGGAGTGAACTGGCTCAGTGATACGGTGCCGATGGTCTGGCCGATCACATACAGCGCATCGCCGGGGGCCGACTTGTTGTCCGCCTGTGCGGCTTTGATGGCTTCCGGTTCGGTTTCGTAGGAGCCGACCAGCGCGTTGTCGAAGGTCTCGATCACGATATATGGCTTGGTGGTGTCCACAGAGATGGGGTTACGCATTGAGTTGTCTCATTCCTTTGAGTGTGATGCGCCAGTAGCGCGTCGGGGAACCGTCAGGCCAGAGCGTGGTAATCAGCCCTTGACTTGATGCGGTGGCGATCTCGTCAGCGTGTGCCTTCGCGTAGTTCGACTTGGTCGTAAATGGAGAGGCCCACACATAGACGAGGAACGGGTCAATGGGTTTCGGCCCAGTTCCGTCCGATTTTGAACGCGCCGTCGAGGGGACAACGGAAGCCGAGTAGTTGACCCGCTTCCTGTGCCGCCTCACGGCAGACTTTACCGACAATTTCTTCGTAGCCTTTCTTCACGGCTATCTGGACTTCGTCATGCACCCAAGCGCACAGCGCCCAGTGTCCATTCCATCCGTGGACTAAGCCGAGGTCGGCCAACTTCTTCTGGATCAGGAGCAGCCACAGCTTGCACGCGATAGCGCCAGCGGACTGGAGCAGCGTGTTCAGCGCGGCGTGTGACGAGCGTATGGTCAGGCGACGTCCATCCATACCGATGAGGTAGCCGCGTTGCTTCACGCGGTTGGCGATGGCGGACTTCAGTGACGCAAGAGCGGGGACGCCTTTGAGGAAGCGCGCCTTGAGCAACTTGCCCCTCGCGATCTTCTCCTCCTTCGTGCCATGCGGCAGAACGATGGAGCCGAGCTTCTCGTCGCCAGCCCCATAGAGGAAGGCGTAGATGAAGGTCTTCGCTTGGTCGCGTGTCTCTAGGCCAGCGGCCCGCATATTCATGGTGTGAACGTCGGTGCCTTCGTCACTGTTGCCGTTGATGACGCTCTCGATATACGCAGCAGCACCACCCTCGCTCATGTAGGGGACCATGAAGTGAGCGAGGCAGCGAAGCTCTAGGCCGCTCATGTCAGCACCTACCAGCGACCAGCCGGGAGGCACGGTGAAGAGCGCTCTACACTCCTTACCGAACGGCACATTCTTCGCGGCCTTCGGCACTTGCGCGATGTTAGGGGAGAAGTGCGTTGCCCGCCCGGTCACCGCCCCGTTGGGGTTGATGCGCCCATGGATGAAACCACGCACGCTAGCCTTGAGCCACGCCTGTTTGCCCTCAGCGATTTGGCCGATACGCTTCTCCAGTAGGAAGTAGCGCGCCAGCTTCTGCGCTTCGGGGTAAGGGAGCGAGGCGAGAATGTCGTCGTCGATCTCAGCGCGACCGCTGTCGGTGAAGAGCGTCGGCTTCCACCCATACTTCTCCTTGAGGCGCATCTCGATCTGGAGACGCGATCCGGGATTGAAGGGGATCACCTTGTCGGGGACACGCTTCATCTTCTTGATGGTCGGCGGGAACAGGCTCTCCAAATCTTTCTGGAGGACCACGAACTCCTTGCTCAGGATTTCCCACAGGGCGACAGCGCCCGGTTCGTCGAATGCAAACCCGTTGTCTTCCATCTTGAGACACAGGGCGGCGACTTCGTGCTCTAGGTCCAGCGAGCGGAAGTCCCCCCACTGCACAGCGACGTCCAGAAGACGGTTGTAGAGCTTCACGAGGACTTCGACGTCTCGGTAGCAATACTGCTGCATGGTAGGGTTCCACGCTTCAAAGCCGAGCGTGTATTCAGCCTTCGGGAGACCGAGGCGGTGGCCCCATGCTTCGATGCTGTGCTTGCCGTAGAACTTAGGCGGCAGCTTCCCCATGCGCCGCAGCTTGTCGTCCAGCGCCGAGCCGATGTCGGCATAGAGGAGGCGCGACATGACGAGCGTGTCGAGATGCTTGACCTTGTCGATGCCACAGTCTGGATACAGCTTGAGCAGCATCCGCTTATCGTAGTCGAGGCCGTTGTGTGCGATCAGCGTGTCGCTGTCGGCCAGCATGGTGAGACCAGCGGCGAGCGGGAGGTAACCCGGTTGATCCGCGAACTGATGAAACGTCTTGGTATCGACGTCATAGATGACGATGCAGTGCAGTCGCGTCACGAGGTCGAGGAAGTTGTCCGCTTCGGTATCGTAGAGGCGAACCTTGCTCATGGCCCCACCTTCACGATCTTGGTTGGGTCTACGGGTGACTTTCTCCCAGTTATGGACACCTTAGTGCGTCCGAGCTTAACGACGGTGGCTTCCTTGAACGCAGGAAGTGAAAAGCGTCCGAAACGTCTAACTGTTGGAGAGACCACACGGTCACCCACAGCCAGAACGCGGCCACCATAATCCGTAATTTCCAATGCACTCATTACTCTCCTGTGCGCCCGCTAGGCGCGGTGGATTTAGAAGTCGGGTGCGTCTCCCGCTCCTGAAGCGACTGCTCCGAAGCGTGACGTCTTTTGTATGTCAGGGCCGTGGTCGACCGGGACCAGCAAGCCGCTGTCCTCGTCGTATCCAAAGTGGAGCACAGCGCCACCACTCTTGCCGGTCCAGCGATCCTTCACGACACGGAAGCGCACCCACTGGCGCTCCTTCTTGTTCTCCGCCTGAGTGTTGCGCTCAAGGCCGAACATGAAGGCCGACCAGAAGATAATCGTGCGGCTGCCCTTGAAGTGCATGGGGAGCACACGGCCGCCCTCTTCGTGCGAGGTGCCGTCAGGAGTGGAGAGGTGCGAGACGCCAATGAGGATGATGTTCAATTCCTTCACGAGACCGCCGAGGCGACCCATGATCTCTTCCAGCTTCACACGCTCGTCCTTGCCGGATGCGAGGGCGGTGAGGTGGTCGAGGTAGAAGATGCGAATGTCCTGCGTCTTCGCCATGAAGCGAATGTATTGCTCGATGCGATCATAGTCGCTCATGCCGAAGTGATCGAAGATGAAGAGGTTGTCCTTCTTCTCCAGCCGCTCGATCCACTCCAGCTTCTCCTCGTCAGTGTAGCCCCCGTCGTCAGGAGGTAGGTGGAACTGCTTGCCAGCGAGCTTGCCCGCGACACGCTCCACAGTCTCGACCGGCTGCTGTTCTAGGAAGAACACGCCAACCTTCTCGTCGAGGACGTCGACGTCGTAGGCGATTTGCTCGGTGAGATAGTCGGTCTTGCCGACACCGGAGCCAGCGCCGAAGAAGTAAAGCTCGCCATAGCGGCGACCATAGGTGATCGCAGTTAGGCGCGTGTCTTTCCACGGTAGGCCGATGGTCTTCGGGGCGAGCGCCCGCTCTTTCACGGCGGTGACGTTGAGGATGCCCTCAGGGCGATACTCTTCAGCACGCCACGGTAGGACTTTGATGTCGTCCTCTCGCCCGAGCTTCAGATACTCGTTGGCGTCCTTCAGTTCGGAGCGGACGATGAAGGTCTTGCCCTTTGGCAGGAGACTGGCCACGTCGAACGCGGCGTCCTGCCCTTGCATGTCGTTGTCGAACCAGAGCACCACCTTGTCGAAGGAGGTCACCCACTTGTAGTTCGCCTTGATCGCCTTCGCTGCGTTGCCAGCGCCGAACGGAATGGAGACGACGGGATACTTGTGGTTCTGCGCTTGGCTGACCGACATGGCGTCGATCTCGCCTTCGGTGATGACGAGCATCTTGCCACCCTCGCTCCAGAGGTGCTGGCCGTAGAGGATTTGTGCCTTGCGGCCCCACACGGCGAACTCCTTGTCGGGGAAGCGCACCTTGGTGAAGACCGGCTGGCGCTGGAGGTCGTGGTAGAGAGCGAACTGCGCCTGTGTTTCGTAGTCGTCGCGCATGGTCGTGCCACGGTAGTAGCTCCACTTGCGACACGTCTCGTAGCTCAGCCCTCGCGAAGCAATCTCTCCAATCCAAGCGTCACGAGGAAGGAGGCGTCCATCACGAGGGGGAGGGACGTTGTCTTCCCGAGAGACCTTGGCTTCAGAAGCATCAGCCTCTCCGTCCCATTTGTGCGTCTTACAAGAGAAGCAATAGCTGTGTCCATCACTGTAGTAGGCTTTGGCGTCGCTGGAGCCGCAGTCGGGGTTATCGCAGGGCTGGCCACTGAGGACGATTGTGCTTTCGCTCTCGTGTTCATTGTCGAAGTTGCTCAGTGTGTTCTCCTAGCTGGCCCCTCCACCGGATTGCAGAGGGGCGCTTGGGGTTGCGGGTTAGACAAGCGCCAGCGTGAGCGTGCCTTCGTTGTCTGCTTCAGGGCGACCAATGCTCAGTGTGAAGCGTCCGTCGAAGCCATCGAAGCCGAACGACATTCCGATGGTGATGGAGCCGTCCTTCACAGCCTCGACGAGTTCTTTGTCGTCACACTTTTCCATGCCCTGAAGGTCTGACATGGCGGACAAGACCAGTCGACCGATGCTTGCCGCTTTGGCGGTGTTGATGTCGGCTACGATCTTCGGAGAGACGACAACCTCAGGCTGCCGCCAGATAGGATCAGCCACATGGTAGCGACGATAGCGCTGCCCCATGGTGTCCTTCTCGTTGGTCGTGGTGATCTGGTAGCCGACTTCGCGGAGGTCAGCGATGCGCCGAGGAAGTGCACGCATCTTGAAGATGGCCTGTGCTTCGACGTTGCTGATGCTGCCCTTCTTACGAAGGTGCGTGACCACACGCTGCGCGCCGGGCGACAGCATCTTGAAGGCCTCGCGTTCGGTGGTGGGATTGGTGCTCATGCTTGTATACTCCTCTTAGACGTGCGCTCTTCATGTGCGCCGATAGTGAGGCCCGAGGGCTTAATGTTGAGCCGCTTCTGGAGCGCGACGAACTCGTCGATCCAATCTTGCGGGATGGTCCGGTGCGCCCACTTGAAGCCGTGCTTATCGCACCACTGCGCGTAGGTTACCTTAGGCTTGACGTCGGTAGGCTTGGTCTCTCCGATGGTGGCATGTGCGTTGTAGAACACAAAGCGCACCTCCACCTCGGGGTGTTGCTCCTTGATTAGAAGGTGTTTCTGTCGGTCTTGAGCATCGAAGATGCCCTTGTCCTCAACAAAGAGCGGGTGGTGTCCCGAAGGATGGTTCGGTGGAACCACAGCGAAGTCCGGGATATACTTCGCCTTGCGAGCAGGGCGGACGAACGGAACGTGGTGTCGTTCGTATTGAAGGTGGAGACCGCCCTCTTTCATACGAGCAGCCTCCTCGCCTTCAAACTTTGAACGCCACGCGGGTTCAGGCTGCCGGTTAGAAGTCTCCGGCGTTGCCTTTGCCATCCGTGGTCTCTCCGTCCGTGGACTGATTATCGTCGTCTTCGTCTTCCGCGACGTTGCCGAAGCGGGACTTCGACGGATCGCTGTTGGCCGTGCGACGTTCCGCCAGTTCGGTGACGAGAACTTCGATCATGCGATGCTGAAGGAAGTATTGACCTTTGGCCGTAACCGGCTCCGGGTTCATGTCGATGCTGACCTTCAGCTTCGATCCGCCGAAGATGGTCTCCTTCACGCGGCGGACAGGCGTGGCCGGATCATTCGTCGGGGCGAGCAAGCGCAGCGGGCGAGGGGTGCCGTCCTTCCACGCCGGTTCGACCTTCAGCTTGATTTCCTTGTTGCCGGTCTCGATCCGCTCACCAGTGTCGTTACCTTCGCTGTCCTTGACCTTTACGATCTCCGGCTTCAGCGGGTTCTCGACCTTGATGACCTTCTTGCCGGTCTTGGCGCGCATGGTGGCTTCGCGTTCGGCCACACGGGCAGCGAAGAACTTTTCCGCTTCGGCCAACTGGGGCGAGCCAGCCAGATAGACGAGGGTCACCGAGTAGTTGCCGGTGGAGAACTCTCGACCGACGTCAGGGGTGTTGAGGTAGGCGTGCTTGGCGATGCCTTCTGGAAGCTCGTAGGGGAGCCACTTGAGCTTATTCGATGCCATACTTTGGGATTACCTTTGGTTGATCTCTAGGTTGATCTCCCTCTGCAACGTCGTGGCGAGCCACAGGGCGTCGACAAGGGGGATGGAGAGGGACGCACCGTCCATACCAGTTCGAGCGATGCTGAACCGCATGGTGCGCTCCTCAATGGGGTCTCCGACGTCGTGTTCGTCGAAGCTGATTACTACGGAGCCTTCATCTGCGAGCGCCACACCGAGGTGAGCGATCTCGCCGTCTTCGTAGATAGTCTGGCGCGCACCTTTGGTGAGCGAATTGGTCTCAATAAGCGTAGCCATCTGCGTCTCCAGTGGTGCGAGAAAAAGAAAGACCCCGCCCGGTTAGGAGCGAGGCCTTGGTCATAAGTGGGGGTTAAGGGTCAGCGCTGTTTGATTAGGGCGTTGACGCTGTCGGGGATCGCTTCCGTCTGCTCGTAGGGCGCGTAGGGCTGAGGCACCGGGGCTTCGATCAGGGAGCCTTCGGGGTATTCCTCCAGCGGAACGCCGACCGGGAGGCCGGAGGTCCAGTAGAAGTCCGCCGCCTTCTTGTCCGATATGTCGACGTAGTCTTTGTCGAACATCTTGTCCTCCTGACGGGCGTTGTCGATGGCGTTGGCGAACAGGATGCGCTCAACGTCGTTACCGAGGTCGATCACACCGGCATCCGGCCCGGCCACCGCGAGGGAAGCGCGGATGATCTGGCCAGCGGTCGTATAGCTAAGCCTGTGCTCCCTGATAGCCCTGTGGACGATGTCGACGTCATCCGGCGTGGCGACGAGGTTCGACGAGAGCGCGTCGGTGTCACGAAGCTCCCTGAGAACCATGTCGATCTCAGAGGCATCGCCGGGGTCATTGAGGACCGGCAGCGCGCCGCCTTCCAGCTTGTCGGCAGTCGACGCTTGCTGGAGGCCTTCGGTCTGGTGGACGGGCGTCGTGTCTTCGATGTCGAAGGTGAGCGAGCCGGTGACAGTGATACGGGTATTCATGGCTGTTCCTTTCGTGGATGCCCCACCATGGGGCTGTCCGGTTGTAGACTTAGCGTATCAGTCCGAGGGCTGCAAGCCCCAAGACTACGAAGACCGGCATAAGCCAGCCGATGGCGGAAGCGAGGCGTTCACACATGGTCGGCCCTGCTCCCCGGTGCTGGCCACAGTTCCATGTGCGTCGACTTGAACTCGTGCGTCGATATGTGACGGTCGATGAACATGGAAGGCCGGTTGTCGTAGATGAAGTGAGCCGTCGAGCGGTAGCTCGTCATCACCAACTGAGTGCTTTCCTTCGCTGCACCGCGCGTGACATTCGCTAAGAGCGTCACGCCGAGGATGCGGCTCCAGAAGGCAGACTTCCTTTTACCCACTTCCTTTCTCCTGTCGTCGTTGATGACGGGTTGAGGGATACCGGCGTTCGCCTAGAAGGTCAACACCTATTTTCGAGGGTCGATCTCTTTTTTCACGAAGAGGGTGTCGAGGCCGACGAAGAGGTCGACCGGGAGTGGCATGGAATAGCGCAGAGGGAACGTGAGAGCCTTCTGTGCCTGACGCGCCGTGGCGTCTTCAGAGAGGAAGCCCCGCACGATCAACCTTTCTTGTATCCGAGAGAGAAGAGCCACGCGGCGATCTCTTCGGTGACTTCTGACACCGGCTTGCGCGAACGCCTGTTCGCGACGAAGTAGGCTTTGATGTCCTTCTGCATTTCTGAAGTTGGGTCGTCGACGCGCACCAGCTTCACTTCCTTCCCTCCAACTCCTTCAAGACGATAGGAAGGAGATGGCCTTTCCAGATTAGAGAGACGAAAGTGAAGCGCGTCGATCTGCACTTGCTGTGCGTCAAGACGGCTCTTCAGTTCGGCGCGCTCAGCGACACCGGCCTTAGCCTTGCGGTCGATGCGCTCGTTGATGACACCAGCGGCGGAGGAGATTTTCCGATCCACCATAAGGTTGTCGTTGTAGCTAAGCATGTCCATGGTTCCTCTCATGCGAAACAGTATGGTGACGAGGTGATGCCCTCTAGGTCCAACGTCCCTTTCGCGGGGGGAAGCTGGAGCCGATCCTTATCGTCGAGCGTTTGCTCAGCGACGTGATAGAAGTCGAGCAGCGGATCATGTTGCTCATACATGTCGACGAACGTCTCCCGCACGGCGGCGTAGAGAGTGTCGACGTCTGCCGCCAGTGAGCCGAAGCTGTCGTGGATCAACAGAAAGTCGGGAACGCCAGCGTCCACCAGCGCGTTGACACACAGGCGAAGATGCGAGGCGTCCAAGGCGTGGACGAAGTTCGGCCCGATGCCGTTCGACATGCGCGCACGATTGATGGTCGTCGGCTTGCCGGGGATGGCCAGTCGAAGACGCTCGCCCTTGAGCACGGTGTCGATGCGGGTGAAGGGAACGTCACGGATTTCCTGTCGAACAGGGAAGCCGTCAGGCGTCGTCCACTCTATACCCTTGCCCTCCTTAGCGACCAGCGAGGTCGTGTGGATGAGCCAGCGCATACCTTCGGCCACCGCTGTGAGACGGTTCTCCACCGCGTCCAGAGTAAGCTGTGCGAGGTAGCGTGCCGTGCCGTGGACGTCAGGAACGTCTTCGCCAGCCTTCAGGGCAGGACGGACGAACTCTGACGCATACCAGTCGGTGAAGCCGGGGATGCGAGAGGAGTAGCCATAGGTCATCACTGGCTTCTTCAGGGTCTTCCTGTTGACGCCGTGGTTGAGCCAGAACGTGTTGTAGTTGCTGTCTTCAGCGCGAAGCAGCATCTCATTCACGTCGAGCGCGACCTCTCCGTAGACGTCGGCGGGGGTGTCACTAGGAATAAGATTGACCGATCTTCCCCCGACTGCGTCACGGAGCATAGCAGAGTAGTGTTGGATGCCGCTGCAAGAGCCGTCAAGGGCAACAGGGCAATGCGAGACAAAGCCCTCTCCCTCGCGAAGAAATCCGCTCCAGTCATAGGCGGCTCGGAGGAACTGGAAAGGCTTGTCCGCCTGTTCCCATCGCCGGTCGAGAAGGGGGTCCGTGGTGATGCCATGCACTAGCTCCTCAGCTTCGGGGCTTTCAGCCCATGAGTAGCGGTCTTGGAAGGATTGCTTGCTCAGCTTCTCCGGCCCGTCCCACAGGGAGGCGAGAGAGATGCCAAGCCACATTGCACCGCGCTCACCTAAGGGCTTGCCACGGTCGAAGTCGATCATCGCCCGCATGTAGTCCGGTCCCTGATGATTAAACAGGGGAACGGCATACTCGCGACCACGGAAGTCCATCTGGTAGGGGAACCAGAAGGTCTTGCCGTCGAGGGCGCGTGCCATGTCGAGCGTCTGGCCAACACTGGCGAGCGAGGAGGTGGCCTTGGCGTTGTGCTCTCTGGCCTCCTTCGCTGCGTAGGCGCGCTCGCGGCGTTGGTCTTCGCTCAGAGCTTGCCATTCGTCGGTCGACAGGCGCAGAACCGGAGGAAGGCGTTCGGTAGCCGGTAGGCTTCCCACGGGTTTGCCAGCGGCCCACAGCGCGTGAACCGTCTCCAGCATCTTCCGGTTGATCCGCAGGGGAACGTCTTGCATCGCGTTGGTGGCCCTGAGCACGCGGCTTAGGTCGGCGTTGGCGTAGTCGGCCTTGCCACCCTTGACGAGTGGTAGGCGTATACGGCGGTATCCTCCATCGCGCATGTTGGTCCACGGCTTGGGCGGCTCCAGCATCGGGGCGAAGACCGGGACGATGCCGGGGACAAAGCCCTCAGAAGCCTTGCGGCGACGCTCGTCCAGCCATTCGATGACGTCGGCTGCAAAGTCGATCTCATAGACTACATGGCCTTTGTTGTCGGGGATGCCTTCCTTCACGAAGACGCCGTTGTCGATTAGGATGCCGAGGAGGGCAGCGCCTAGGGTGATGTCCTGCTTCAAACTTGTCGGCTTAACACCGGCAGCTTCAAAGGCCTTGCTTCGCGCCCACTCGCCAGAGGCGCGGGACGTGATGACCTTGACCTTGCTGAAGGAGGCGGCGTCGTTGGCCCTGACGGACTTGAAGGCGATCTCGTCATAGACGGCTGCTCCGATGGCCGAGGCCACACCGGCATAGGCTCGCTGAGCTTTGCGCCGGGAGGAGACTTGAGAGAACGCGGTGCTCATGGCGAGGTAGGCCACGAGGTCAGGGTCGAGCTTCTTCAGCGCCGCTACGATGGCCGAGGGGCGTCCCTTCTCGGGGGCGTCCTTGAGGGCTTGCAGGGCGCTGCTAACGGAAGCGATGTGTTTCGTTATTAGGTCTCGCGCAAGATCGGTCGACGCGGCATCCATGGAGGACTGGCGGCGAACGTAGCGGTTGACCCCGGCCTCCTTCATGGCAGCCTCATGGGCTACCTCTTCGGGGCTTAGGGTAATCTGACGGGTGTCGTCGGTCACGAGGTCTCCTATATGTTTTACCGGAGGTTTGCTCAGAAGTGGGGGGAAAGTCTGGATGGGCCAGATATAGCCTTTTAGGGCCAATTATACGCTTAACAGGACATAAACTACCCCCTATAAAATGTGACAGGCATCACATATCCTCCCAGACGCGCACAGAAGGCCCTACAGCGAGGTTTGGGCTTTCGGGCCACTACCCCTAAGCCACCCCTCCGCAACCGCATTGGCTGCTGAAGCCACGCTCTCCGGGGCCACCTCCAGATAGCGGAGAGTGGTTTCGAGCTTGGAATGGCCGAGGGCGCGCTGGATGGTGACCGGGTCGATCCGCAGGGCGAGCGCCCGGCTGGCCCATGTGTGCCGGAGCATGTAGGGGGTGAACCGGGGGTCATCAGCCAGCCCGATGGCCGTGCGGACCTTGTTCCAGTCCTGCCGGTAGCGGTGGAGGTCGAGGCGCGACCACGGGAGGCGGGCGCGGAGGATCGCTTCGGTCTCAGGGGTCAGGGCGATCTGGCGCTCCTTCTTGGTCTTGGAGAACGCCGGGGGGACGATCAGCCAGCCGGGCTTGACCCAAGAGGGCTGAGCCTTGAAGACCTCGTTAGGACGCGCGCCGGTCGCGAGGAAGACGCGCATGGCGTCAGCGCTGTCGGCAGCGATGGCCGCGAGGCCTTCCAACATGCGCGCCTGTTCGTCACCACGGAGGATGCGCGGGGTGTGGCCGCCTTCAGAGCGGTAGGGGAAAGGGGGGATGCTCAAGGGGACGCCAAAGGAGACCGCAGCCTTCATGAGCTTGTGAAGGGCGGCGAGGTAGCGGTTGACCGTCGCATTGGACAAGTCGCGCTCTTCCACGAGGTCGTCGACCAAATCGTGGAGCATAGGGGCGTTGATAGAGGTCAGCTTCGGGCGACCCATGAGGTCATCCGCGATGCGAACAAGGTTGGCCGCAGTTTCGGCCCATGCGGTGCGTCCGCCAACGTCGGTCGACCAGATGTGGTTGCCGCGCTGGAGAAGCATTTCGCGGATGCTGTCGAGGGAGGGGAGAGGTTCGGGAGACACAGGGGCCTCGACCGAGAGAGAGGCGAGCTTTAGCTCCAGCTTCTCAAGCGCCTGTTCTGGCGTCATGCCGCGTGCGCGTGCCTTGGGCGAGTAGTTCTCAGCGACCCAACGGTTGCGGCTGCGTTCAAAGTAGGTAGTAGGCATGACGTTCTCCTCAGGGGACGCACTAGATAGCGCACGCCTGAGGAGGTGTCAATGGGGGTTTAGCCGCCGAAGCCGAAGGCCTTGGCGAGCACGGACAGAGCACCGCCCCCGCCGCCAAGGAGTTGTTCGATGCCCTTCATGTCGGAAGCCCCAGCCTTGGGGTCGAACATGGCGCGAGCCATGGGGCCACCGGGGGCCATCTCTTGGGAGGGACCGGCTGCCACAGGGGAAGACTTGGTGGCGTCCATGATGGCCGAGATGAGGCCGTCGTTGGAAGCGTCAGAGCCGAAGTTGAAGGCCCTCTCAAGGAACCCCGGCTGTGGTGTGTTGGGCTGGCCGGGTCCACCGGGGCCTACGCCAGTTTGGCCGGGCATCTGACGCATCCGCTGTCGCTGAAGGCGTCTGCCGGGGCTTTCCATCAGCATGGCTTAGCCCTGATTGTGGTAGTCGATGCAGAGCGCATCAAACGCACCAGTGGCCACGCCTGTCGAGCCTGTCGAAGTCGTGGTGACCGCGTAGACGCAGCCGTTGTTGAAGACGCGGTCGACATACTTTGAGACGTCCGCGTTGGCCGCGAGGCGGTAGCGCTTGACCGGCGCAGTGGTGCCTACGACAACGCTGGCGATGTCAGGCGCGTCATAGAGGTGGAGCCACGTTATGGCCGCGCCATTTGTGACGTCGAGGCGGTAGACCAAACCCTTACCGGCGAAGACGAGGGTCTTGTTATTGTTGGGTCCGGTGACCGGCGCAGCGACGAACAGCGTCTTCGACGGGGCGTCGGGGTAGATGTTATTCTTTGCCATCAGGGCATCCTTTGATTGGCCAGTCGCAAAGCTCAGCGCCGACACAGTTGTGCTCACGGATTTCCGTGCGGGTGATCTCGGTGTCGAGGTCTTCCCATGTGATGATCTTGGCGACCTCGCAGAAGCTACCGCCGCTTTGCGCCGTCGTCGTCACCGCGCACGATGTAAGGGTCAGTGGCAGCACCAGCGCGAACAGCAGCGCGAACTTTTTCAGCACGAGTGAGAGCTTCCTTTGCAGAGGTTAGCGATGCGAGCAGGGCGGTGGCCGCACCCGCATCAAGGAGTTGCTTGTCAGCGAGATACTTCGCGCCAATGGTGGCGAGAGACATAAACGCTTTGACAAGCTCGATGACGAGTGCGGCCCACGACATTAGGCGTTAGCCGCGCCCTTGGCCTCAGCGCGCTTCACAGCGCTGCGCGAGGCGAAGTAGTCGTAGACGGCAGCCGCGATGGTGACCACGGCACCGACCACACCTTGTGCCGCGTCTTCCGCGAGGAAGCCGTTGGCGGAGAGATAGGCCGCTACCGCGACTAGAACGGAGCGGAGAACGGAGAGAAGGCCTTCTTTCATTGTGTGTTCCTTAGAAGAAGATTTTGAAGAGGGACACCAGTTCGGGGCCGAGGCCCACGGTGATGGCCGTGTAGAGGCTCAGAAAGAGCATCGGGATAATCAGCAACGTGTTTGTGGCCGACTGTCGGGACGAAGCCGCGATGGCTTCCTGCTGCGCGCCGTAGCGGCGGCTGCACACGTCGACATGGATTTCCAAGTCGAAGCGCTCATCAGGAAACTCGCGAGCAAGGGGATCACTCTTGGAGGCGTAGGGCCGATACCCGCACACCTTCAGGAGCCAGTTGAACAGCGCAAGGATCATATCGGATATTTGCTCCATGGAAGCTGGAAGTGAGGACCATCTTTGAAGGTTCGCCAATCACCGCCCCACTCAAGGGGGATACCGAGTTCGGCAGCCGCTTCCTTCATCGCCTCTGCGATTTTGTAGTAGAGCGGCCAGTCCCATCGGATTTCAGAGCCGACCATAGCGTAGAGGTCGACCGCGTGGCCGGTGAGGTGTCGGGAGTTAAGCGTTCGGGTTGCGCCGGAGCGGAGGAGCTTCTGCTGCTTCTTCATTGAGCGGACACCCTCACCGACCTTGAAGTCGACGCGCGTCTTTTTGATCGCAAGTCGGACGATCTTCACGAGGTCTTCATGCACACCGAGAAGCGTCCGCTCGCTTTGGGCGGATAGCTTGAACGTGCCGGGCTTAAGTGCGCCGGGAGTGGTAGTCATGTTGGTTTCCTTAT